ATTATCGCCGTGCATGAGCGGATCACCACCAAAGCGGCCGATGCGCCGGGCTGCTGGTATCACCCGATGGGGCTGGTGGTGGTGGCGCTGGTGATGATCTTCTGGCCGGTGGCCGGGCTGGTGGCCATCGTCGCCTGGCAGTTGGGGTATTTGCATGAGTGATCAAGTTAACATTCGCGCACTGACCATCCTCCAGCCCTGGGCGGCGGCCATCGCCTGCGGTGCAAAGCGCATTGAGACGCGGAGCTGGAAAACAGATTACCGTGGGCCGCTGGCGATTCACGCGGGGAATCGTTGTGTGCAGAGCGAACAATCCGCTCTGCTTGACAACGCGATTAGCCGCCACGCCTGGTTAGCGGTAATGCACAACCTGGGGTGGAGTGATCCAAACGGCATACTAGCCAATTGGTTTACGGGACTGTCATACGGCGCGATCATCGCCGTGGCGGAGCTGGTGGACTGCGGAGTTATCAGCGCTGGCACGGGTGTAGTACCGGCGCTGGTTGGTGGTCAGTTGTGCACCTATGGAGTGTCACCGCGCGAGCGCGCCCTCGGCGACTACACCCCCGGCCGCTATGGGTGGGTGCTGCGCGACGTGACGCCGATCACGCCGATTCCGTGGCGCGGAAAGCAGGGGCTGTGGAGGTTGCCGACTTCTGTGGTGGAGGCGCGAGGTGACTAAATTCCACACGACCGACGCCCTGACGATGCAGACCTACACCGGCCTGCTGGTAAATCCGCTGCAACTCCACCTGGAGCCGCACCGGATCATGCTCGACGATATCTGCCACGCCCTGGCATTGATCAACCGTTACGGTGGCCACACCCCCTACCCCTACAGCGTGGCGCAACACTCGCTGCTGGTGGGCTCGATTCTGCCGCCTGAGCTGCGGCTGTGGGGTCTGCTGCACGATGCGGCTGAGGCGTACCTCGGCGACATGATCGCTCCGCTGAAACGTCAGATGCACTATTATGGTTTCTGCGATGTCAACCTGACGGCGGCGATTGCCGAGAAATACCGTCTGCCCTGGCCAATGCCACCCGACATTAAAACAGCAGATCTGGCGGTCGGTGCCGCGGAGTGTTTGGAATTTGGTATCCCGGTTAATGCCGGCCGTCTGACCGGACCAGCAGCCGTGACGATTGAGTACGTCGAGTGGGAGACAGCCCGCGACGATCTGCGCCGTGCCATAACGGTCGAGATCGCAAGGAAGGTATTACATGGAGCGTGAACCTGAACACATTATCGCCGCGCAGGGCCGGGGTGGTGCTGACCGCACCCCGCCGCAAAATGTCCACCTCGAAATGTGCGTGTTGGGCGGGATCATGCTGGAGCCGCAACACGCCTATCCGATCGCAGCCGAGCATCTCTGCCGCGAGTCGTTTTACCTCGACGGCCACGGCCTGATCTTCGAACTGATGGGCGAACTCCACGCCCGCGGGCTGCCGCCCGACAGTGACATGGTGCTCGACGAACTCCGCGCCCGTGGGCTGCTCGACCAGGTCGGGGGTGCCATCGTGATCCTCGACATGCTCAACAGCGTGGCGAGCGCCGCCGGCGTTGAGCACCATTCGCGCAAGGTCGCCGAAAAGGCGCACCTCCGGGCGCTGATCCGGGCCAGCACCCAGATCATCGAGGAGTGTTATCGCCAAGAGCTTCCACCGGGCGATATCACGCAGCAGCTCTATCAGGCCAGCGTGGATCTGTCGGGGATCAGCAACGGCGACGACGCCGTCAGCCTGCACGATGGCCTGGTGGCCTACTGGGCGGCGTTTGAGCAACGCGCCGAGGAGGTGGCGGAGATTGTGGCGCGGCGTGGTGGCCGGCCACGGCTGCAGGTGGGTCTCGACACCGGGATCTATGAGCTGGACAGGCTGCTCCGTGGGCTGCGCCCGGGTCAGTTAGTGTTCATCGCCGCCGATACCTCGATGGGCAAAACCGCGTTCGCCCTGCAGTTGGCGCTGCACGTTACAACCGTCCGGCGTCTGCCGGTGTCGTTCTACAGCCTCGAAATGTGCGCTGAGGATCTGGTGGAGCGCCTGCTCTGCATGGCGAGCTACACCACGGACCTGATCAGTGGGCGGATCAAGGGGGTGCCAACCAACCTGCTGGATAGCCCCTGCCTCGACGAGGATCAACTGCGGATGCTGCAGAACGCCCGCGAAATTATCACGGACGCTCCGCTGCGGATTCACGCGCCGGGCAAACTGACCATCGCCGATCTCCGCGCCGGGCTGCGGCGTGATATTCGCGAGCACGGCAGTGTGGCGGCGGTGATTGACTACCTGGGCTGTATCAGGCCGGATAACCCGGTTGCCACACCCTACCAGCAGCTATGCCAGTTGACAGCCGATCTCAAATCGGTGGCGCGTGAGTTCAAGGTGCCGCTGATTGTGCCGTGCCAGTTGAGCCGGTCCGACACCGGCCGTGTGGGAGTCAAACGACCGACGCTCCACGCGCTTCGAGACAGCGGCAGCATTGAGCAGGACGCCGATATCGTGTTGGCGCTCTACCGCGAGTCATACCACACGGGCGAGGCCAAGATCAACGAGGCGGGGGCGCCACAGCTCCCGGAGGCTGAGATTTTGGTACTGAAAAACCGCAACGGCCCGACCACCGGGTCATTCAACGGAGTAAAAACGTACTGGTTTGGGCCGATCACTCGATTTCTGCCAGCCAGCAAGGGGAGCCGATAATGGTAATCTACGTCAGAAACGGTCTCGAAACCTACGACGTCTCGGTGGCGGACGGCGTGGCGACAATCGTGGTCCCGTCCTGGTCAACCGTCACGGAGCACCAGGCGGGTGATCTGGTCAACCAGGCGCGGGTCAAGCTGATCTCGCTGGTGCAACGCAAACACCTGCCGCACATGCCCCGGGTGGAGGTCTGCTGGGAGCTGGAGGGCGACAACAATGGCAAATAGACGCTGCACCATCGTGGGCTGCGGACCAAACGGCCAGGCGGCCTACAACCGGATTGACTGGGCCTCGCTGGTAATCCTGGTAAACGGCGCCATTACCCTGATGGGGCGATACCTGCCAGTAAACATGCTCTGGCTGGTCAGTGACAATCGGATTGTCGACTGTGCGTGGTTCAAATACCACTATCATCTGTATGGCAACCGCCTGTTTGGATCAGGCCAGGTGGCCGAGCGTGTCAAGGTGGCCCACCAGTTCCAGGAAAACCCCTGGTTCGTGTGGGGCGATTATTCGCTGATTCCCGGCGTGTGTCGTGGCGGCGGATCCGGCGTGGGCTGCGCGATGCAGCTAGCACACGACAGGGAACACGATATTACGCTGTGCGGCGTCGACATGAGCGGATCCACCAGCCTGAGCCACCCGCTGAAAAACGTCTACGGCCCGGACCACTGGGATTTCAAAAAAACGGTGCTGAACGCCCTGATCGCCGGACCGATGCCTAGCACCAGGACGATCAGCAAAACGGAGTTGACATGTCTCTCGTTGTAGGACTCGACCTGTCGTTATCGTCAACCGGAGTGGCGCTGCTCGACGGCTCGCTAGAGACGCGCCGGCTGATACCAACCGGCGAGGATCTGCGCGAAAAACTGGGCAGTCTGGCGCTGCTGCTCGAGGATCTGTTTACCGAGATCCGCTCAGAGTGGATCGACTCAATCGTGATCGAGTCCGTGATCTACACCCGCTACAAGGTCACCAGTCAGAAAATGCTGATGGTTCACGGCCTGTTGCTCGCCACCCTGGGACGGCTCCAGATAGCCGATCCCGTGATGTACGTACATCCCACGACACTCAAGCGCCTGGTGCTGGGCGTGGCCGGCCCTGGAACCTGCAAGGCCGATGTAGTACAGACAATCCAGGCTGTGTGTGGTCTGGAGCTGCAGCACGACGAGGCCGACGCCGCGGCCCTGGCCTACATCGGGCGGGGCGTCGGGAGCGATAACATGATCCACCCGACACAGCACTATACCCGGCTGCGCTGTGACGTGATTGAGGACCGGGTGCTCAAACAGTTCGGCCACACGTTGGCTGAAACGACCAAGGCCCGCCGCGAGCGGGCTCGCGAGAGCCGCCGGCGCTACAAAACCGGACGAACACTAGCGTAGCGAAAAACAGGGGAGAGAAGCACGTACGTGCTTCTCTCTCCCCTGGGTAACTCTCCCCACTAGTGTTCAGAATATTTTATAAATATTTTTGGGCCAAGGTTAAATTTAGGTTAAATTTTGGTTAAATCGGCGACCCGGAAAGATATTTTATAAATATTCTGCAAAGGTTAAATCTAGGTTAAATCTAGGTTATATTATGGTAAAATCAATAGTGGTGGTATCACCACCACAAATGGAGTAGTGGTGAACGTAACACGGGATATCAAAAAACTGACGGCGGTCTACCGGGTGCGACTTGGAGAGTCGGCGGCTGCCGTGGCCGCGTCGATGGAGATCTCGGCCAATACGCTTGGGCGGTGGGTGGCGGAGTATCAGCGGCCGTCGGCTGAGCTGCTGGCAGATCTGCTGGCCGAGGCAATGGTGGCGATCCTCGTGGCCGGTCCGCGCGGCGCTGATCTGACGGGCCTGGTCAACGCCTATAAAATCGTCACCGGCGGCGCGGACAGTGACGTGTTTGACAACCTGATTCAGGCCGGTGGCCAGGACGTGACAGCGCCCATAGCAGACGGGGAGCCCGATCCCTACGGGATGGGAGATGAGTAGGTGGATCTCTACCGTTGCTGCCGCTCTTTTAGGCTCCGTGTCTAATCTATTGGCCGCGACGCTTACTCGCACATATGGGCACACTTTGAACAGAACCACGAAAGGGGCTATGCAACATAAAACCACTTATCGGAAGTTGGAAGCTGTGGGCACACTTAGGTACACAGTTGGTATCAATATGCTGCTCGCAAAGGGATTACAGTGTATTTCAGCAGGGCACACTTGCTGAATGGAGGACGATATGAGGACAGATGTTAAGTATTATGACGTGGTTGGTATTGATCCGGCTGTCAGCAGTGACGATTTTACCATCGTCATGCACGGTCGTTTCTATCCCGGAGAGCGGAGCTACAAGGTAGTTACCACAGCCTACTTTCGCAGCGACAGCTTGATTAATACGTGCCGCACAATCAAAGCCTGGATCGTGCGACGTAACCTGTTACATGCCGTCATCAACGAGCATACTGATGGTCCAGGCCAGGCCGTGATGGATCGGTTGATGGATCTCCTGAAAGATTGTGTTATATAATCAGTATTATATGCCACGACGGCACGGGAGGCCGCATGAACACTAAACATCAAGGGGGTGGCATCTGATGCCATGCTATCAGTATTATTGTGAGCATTGTGATCAGGTAGAGGAACGTACTGTACCAATGGCTGAGCGTGATGGCTATTATACATGTTCTGGCTGCTGCCGGCCGATGAAGCGCGTGATCAGCCCTGTCCCTCACAAGTGGGACGGCTGCGAGTGGCCAGGCGGCTACCGGCCAAAGGGAACGCCGAGTGAGTAGGTCCGT